AAAAGGACCCTTTGAATAGTGTTGAAGTTGGCCTGAGCCGAAGCCCCTGGGGAGGCTAAGGTGAGGAACTGGATGGTGATCTCACGGCCCGATAGAAAGTCGCGGCCCGAGAACATACCGTCTGCATAGCCTCGGTTATCGTCTTGGCTGCGGATGTCGGGCAGGGCCTCAAGCCCATCAACGGACTGAATTTGATAAGGCGATCCAGCGCCGCCAAAGACCTGGCCGTTAAAGGAGAACGAATAATTGGCAATTACGGCTGGCATTTTATTCCGCTCTCAATGCTTTGGCTTGAGCAGAAGTTCTCATGGCGGTGGAACTGGCTGCAGGCGTTGGGTTCACAGTCACTGCAGTTCCGTATTTAATAGCAGAAACAACGCTGCTTGCTGTTGTTGAAGGGTTGGTTAAATTCACACCTGAAATATTAGTGTTTATGTTTGTAATTGGAGCAGTTACTGGATTACTTGTTGCGGTTGTTTTTGGAATAATTGGTGTTATTGGAGCAACAGTTGCGGCAGTTAAATAAGCAGAGTTGGCTGTTTTAAGAGCCGCAGTTGCAGCAGCCACGGCAGCAAGTTGTGCTTGTAAGGCTTTTAATTTTTCAGAGGTTTTTGCAGAGATCTCATCTATAGCCTTGTCAAAAGCCACTTGAGCATCGGTGAGAGCCTTTTGTAGAACTCTCTGCGCTTCGGCTAATCCTTCGTTAAGTTTCTTTTGAGCCTCTGCTCGAGACTTGGCAAGAGTGGCTTCTGCTTCAGCCAAGGCTTTGTCTAAGTTAGCCTTGGCGGTTGTAATAGCCTCTTGTAATTGTGTGGCTGCTTCCAGCATACGAGCATCGCGCTCGATCTTTGCCTCAGCCATAGCCGCTGCATATTCAGCGTTAGCAACAGCCAAAGACTCCTGAAGTTGTGCATCTACTTCAGCAAGAGACTCTTTAAGATCAATGGCTACCTGGTCATAAGCCTGGCGCAATTCAGAGGTTGCAAGGTTGGCTCCATTGTTCATGGATTTGGCTAAAGCATCTAAACCTGTTTCTTGGATACCCTCGAGATCCATGAAAGTGTTCTGAATTTCAGCCTGTTGTTCAGGTGATGATTTCTTGAGTTCATCAACCATCTGTAGGCCAACCTCAGGGCCAGCCTTTACAACTTGTTCAATAAAGGTTTGTGCATAACCTTGGCCAGCAAGATAAGCGGCAGCCTCTTGTAATTTTTTGGCATCATCTAACTGCTTTTTCATTTGGGCTAGAAGGCCGCCTGAAGTTTTGCCTTTAAAAGCCTCGGTTAAACTGAACCCTGTGCCTGAAGCAAAAGCGCTACGAAGGCGATCTACAGACTGCTGAATAATAGAAGTTTCTTTTTCTGCTGCAGACTTGCGCAGATCAACAGCCTTTTGTGCAGCCGCAGCCCGAAGGTCCGTTAATTTCTTTTGATGAGAGGCTTCAATGTCTGCGGTTTTCTTTGCGTAATCTTTAGCAATCTCAACCATCTCTTTGGTGTGAGCCTTTTGTGCATCGGTGATTGCTTCGGCATAAGTGGCTTGTGCTTCAGCCCGCTTTTCTACAGCCGTTTCTTCAGCCTCGGCAATCGAGTCGGCATAATCTGCGTAGAGGTCTGCAACCTTTTCTTGATAACTTTCATGGGCTTTTATTTGGGCTTCCATGTAAGCCATCTCAGCATCGGCAACCTTTTCAGCGCGTGCTGCCGCTTCCTTGGCAGCCTTCTCTGCAGCCTTAGCAACATTTGGATCGACGGTCCCAGGCTTGGCTTTCCCACCCTTAGTTGCCGTGTCTACTTTCTTTGCGTTTTTATCCGCAGCCGCACCCATCTTGTCTAATCCATCAGATAGTTCCTTGGCTTTCTTAGAAGCCGCTTTAGCAAAATTGCTAATTCCGTTCAAACCTTTATTCATAGCGTCTAAGCCAGCCTTAGCGTACTTTCCAACGCCTGGCAATTTAGACAGCGCAGTAAGTAAAAGACGAAGCGGTCCAGTTGATACTTTCATGATCGCTTCAAATACCTCGCCAACCATAGGAATGATTGCGGCAAAAGCATTCAGTGCAACTTTAGCCATAGAAATAACTGCTTTTCTAAATGCCTCGTTGCTATTCCATAATTTAACCATTGCTGCTACAAGAAGTCCTACAGCAATAATAATCAGACCGATTGGGTTTATTTTCTGAACTGCGTTAAGAATTTTTTGTTGAATAATTGCGGCTTTTACATAGACTGTATAAGCCCCCCATGCTGCCCCCAATATGCCCACGGTGATAGCAAAGGCTTTGACTTCTTCTTGGTTGTTTTTAAAGAACTCACCAATCTTTGTTAAAACAGGTACCAATAATTCCAAAATACCTAACAAGCCCTTAAAGGCTGGCATTAAAGCATCGCCTACTGCAACTTTTGCATCTTCAAATTTGGCTTGTAAAGTTTTCATTGTGTTGGCAGTACCATCAGCGGTTCGGGCATAATCACCTTGCGCCAAAGTTGTGTCTTTCATAATCAATGCATAAGAAGCCTGTGCTTTTGCGGCGGGTGTTAAAGCCTCGCTGGTGTTTTTAATTAATCCCAAAGACATCGCTTCGGTTTTTAAGCGAACATCTGAAAGGGCAACGCCGAACCTTTTAAGCGGTTCTGTTTCGCCTGATAAACCCGAACGCAAAGCGGTGATTGCTTGATCTATAGAAGTGTTATTAAAGGAAGCCATGTCAGAAGCAAGTTGAACAAGACTTGTGGACATTTTCTGTGCTTCGCCTTGGCCTAATCCAAACGCCTGGAATAAGTTACCGTAAGTTCCTGCAGCCTCTAAAGCAGCCTGGTTAGAAATACCTAGATTTTGTGCTGCGCTTGCGCCAAACTTTTCAACTTCAGCCGCGCCTTCTCCAAACACAACACGCACTTTTGATAAAGACTCAGCCATATTACTGGAAGCCAAAATGGACTCTTTGGCAAAGTTAGCAACTTGAGAAGCGGCAAAAGTTGCACCAAGAGCCGCGCCTACCCTTTTAAGATTGCCAACAAAGGAAGTCATACCAGCGCTGGCGGTTTTTACATTACTGTCTACGCCTTTGATTGCTGATTCTGCTTGGGCAAGCCCTGCTTTAAGTTGAGTTACATCGGCTTGGAGTTGAATAAGAATTGGCGGGATTGTCGATGCCATCTTTTAACTCCTTAGAAACATCGCAAAAGCGCCAGTGAAGGTCCTATTGAGAGCGCCTGATTGTTTCAGGCTTTCCACAGCAGGGACCATGTACGGGTATTTTACTCCTGATTTCCATTCGGGAAGTCCCATTTCAACAGCGCGTGCATAAACCATCGAAGCGCCAACTTCTGCTACATAACTATTTCCAAAGCCAACTTTTGTTTGTGAATAAATAGAACGGCGCAAGTTACCAGTCATAACATTGGGGCCAGGGCCTGTTCCTTGAATGTGGCCTTGCCCGCGTGGATGAGTTCCTGTGTTGGCGTTCTTTTTGGCTTGGCGTTCTACCGAAGCCGCAGCCATTCCGATGGCATAACGAGCAGCGTCATTTACTTTCTTTTCAGTCAGGTCAAGGCCAGCCAGGACTTGGGCTAAGTTTTTAATTTCCACTACCTGATCCCTCGCTTTGCATTTTTGTAACTGTTGCCGCTATCGCCAACAACCAATCAGCAGTTCCTGCAGGGAGGTTATCGACTTGGTCGGGTGTCCAACCAAACCGATCTGCAAATTGGAAGTAGGTCCACTCTTGATCAGGGTAGACCAAATCCTCTCGGCGTTCACCACCCTCGAGCAGCCACTTTAGGCGTTCAAGTTGTCGGAAGGCGCTTTTGGGTCTTCTTCGTTCTCAATCGTATCGCCCAATGATGGGAACAAGAACTTCTGTGCATCCTTGGTCGCATCAACCAAAGCGTCGTAATCTTTCATTTCTAATTCATCAAGATTGTCTATTTTAAGCGCAGGGATTAAAAGGTCTAAGGACCAGTCCTCAATCAACATTGCAATCAAAGCATCGCCTAAAGCAAGCGCTCGGGTTAGATCGCCGCCCTCAACATCTGCAGTTTTTAATACGCGCTTGCGGTCTTTAACTCGAAGTGCTGCAGGGTCTTTCAGAGTGACTGTGGCCCCTGACGGTAGTGTAATTTTCTGTGACATTATGCCTCCTGTTTGTTTGCCTTCCTAACATCATAACTTAAAAGGGAGCAGGTGGGCGGGATGGAGGGAAGGCGTTCTCCATCAACCTGACCCCACCTGCTCTGAGGATTAAGCGTAAGTACCTGAAGCCTTAGCGTTCTGTAGTACCCACTTGATCGGTGCAAACCCACCTGTTGAGCCAGCATCTGTTGTATTGCCTTGGCCGTTTAGGTCGATTGATACCTGGACATAGTCCTCTCCGCGCTCGATCACGGCTGCTGTGTAAGCGCCCTTTGTGATTGTTGCTTGGAGTTGTAGTGCTGTAGCGCCAGCGCCATATTGCCAGTTAAGAACAATTGCTGGTTGTGTGTTGTTTAAGAAACGAGTCAATTCGGTGTCATCTTCCATAATGAAAGTGATCTTGCCTGTTACCTCTAGAGGTCCCAAGAAAATGTTGTACGGATTTTGAGTATTGCTGATGCCATAAACAGGGCTGACAGAACGAGTCATGTCGATGTTGCCTGTCATTGCATTAGATACTGTCGATCCACCGATTGATACTGTGCCTCGCCATACAGTTGTAGGCAGAACAGTTGAGAAAGTTGGCGTTGGATCTGATACCGCTGATGAAGCCCAGCCTGTTGTCTTGGTGTCGTACTCAAGCATTCCATCTGCGTTGAACTTCAAAGAGAAGTCGCTGAACTGGCAACCTGGGTAAGAGCGAACATCTGCTGCGTAGAAGTCAGTCAATGTGTAAGAAATTGGCTGATCATCTGCACCTGATACAAGGCTGTTCTTTAAAGAAATTGTGTGTGTATAAGGCGCTGATGCACCTGTTGTGGCTACCGATCCTAGAAGTCCTGCAATCGCGTATCCAACTGTGTCGGCAAATACTGCTCCGCCAAAGTCAAAAGTTGAACGAGTGCGGCCTTGTAGGTAGTTGTAGTTCACAACATTGGAGCCACGAAGCCCTGTGTCATAAAGCGCGTCTACTACATCGACAGGTTTAATGCTGTCTTTGGCTACTGGGATAAAATCTGTTGGTGCAACGATCGTACCTTTGGTCACTTCTTTAGCGATACCCAGGTACGAGCGTACGGATTGCTGTACGGACATTATTCACTCTCCTTAGAGTCGGTGTCTGACGCGGCAGACTTAATTGGGGCTGGTGTTGGCGTTGCTGCTGGCTTGGCAAATCCTGGTGCTGTGCAATCAGGGTGTGCAAAACCTTCGGGTGCGTCAAACTCGTCACCTGGTTTCAGAGTGATCCCCAGCGAAGGGAACACACGCTCATCTGTTCCATTGTATTTCAGTTTCATGTTGCTCCTTATGCTTGGATCATTTCTGTAACAAGGAATTCTATCTCAGCAAAGACTTCAGAAGCGCCCTCGTTGGTAGTCGAGACCTCTCCGTAGCGTGCATTGATGGTTGGTTCTGCTCCTTGCCATACAAGATTACCTGTCGGGTCCCCAAAAGTGTGGTCCGACCGTAATCGTGTTTTGATGTTGTCGATCAACTCATCAAAGTCATCCATTACATTCTCTGCATTACGCTGCATAGAGTGTGTGTAGATCTGCAAAACAACTGTGTAATCCACGCGCTTCCAACCGTTTGTTGCGCCTCCAATAGCCAGGCGGTTTTCTGTTTCTGCGGCAATAAAGACAACCACGGCTGAACGGGTAAGTTGCCCTGGCTGCGAATTGACCTGGTAATTAATACGCTTTGGGAAAGAAGTGAAAACTTGGTTTAAGTTTGTAATTGGTGGGTTGGAAATAAACGCCGCGAGCGTATTCCGTACCCCTACGCGGCCCGCCATTACCTGATCCTGCGGTACTTATCGACCATGTCCAAAGCAAGCCTAATCTCGCCGCCATAACGGGTAGCCCCAGGCAGACTTTGTTGCGGTTGGGTTGTGATGTTCATGGTTAAAGAGTTGTCGCCACGGACCTTGATAAAGGCTGTGGTAATAAGAATGCACGCTTGCTTAATTGCGTTTGGCATATTGCTAATGATTGAACCCACTGTGTGGCTGAAAGTTAAAGGCGCAGCCAAAGTCACGGTTGTGTTTCCGTAGGTATAACTGCTGGAAACATAGACCGTCTCGCTGTTTGCGCCGTCAATAATTCGCAACAATTGGCCAGCCACAATTCCAGTTGAGCGCTCAACTACAAGGCTAGATGCTCCTGCTGTTGCGCTGACGATTGGGTTATTTACAAAGCCCGCCACATAGGTGTATTTGGTAAAGATTTGTTGGGTTGGTGATCCGCCGCCAAAAGCCAAAGGACCCTGGCTTGACCAGTTAAGAGCCATGGAGGAGATTGGAATAATAAGTTGTTGGTTCTCGAACCAGGCTGTTGAACAATCGGTGAGAGCCGTGATTAAACCTGGTGTTGGCCCGTAATAAAACGACTCAAGGGCAATCACAGGGCTTTGGTTTGGGTGCAAGGAGATGTATCCCTGCGGGGTAAAGCGAGTGCGCTGGGTTTCTGTTTGGCGGTTGGCCACCAGGTTTTGGTTTAGATACTCATCCATAAAAGATGAGGCGCGAAGGATAACCCGCTCTAATTCTGCGTCTTGCGCATTGGCGTTGCCACCGACTACGAGGTTGTCATAATCGATTGAGGTTGGTGCATTTTTATACTCCGCAACCGATAAATATGGGCGCTCGGAGAAGGTGTCTAGTGTTACGCCGATTGCCATTTATTCTCCGTCTCGAGGTATGTCTTTGGATTCGATACCGCAACGCCCGCATTTACGAAACCAACCGTTAAAACCACATTCTACGCAAGTAAATCCTCTTTGGCGGTCGCCAGCGTTGTATGGGTTAAGAGATGCTTCAAAGAAACCCTCTGCCTTCATAGCCCTTGCTGCGCCAGGACTTTCAACATTGTAAATTCCACCACGATCGGGAAAGTAACTCTTGCCGCCTATTACCGTTTCTTTTACACCTCGGTCAGGTGCTACATATCTTGCCATGATGATCCCTTCCTGCTTTGAATAAAGAAGGGTGCGCCCATTATCTGACGCACCCTCCTTTGTTATTCAATTGTTATGAAGCGCGGATGCCTGAAACTGCGCCATTCCATGCTGGAGCGGTGCAGAAGAAAGTTCCACGGAAGTAAGTTGAGAAGTCATATGTGAACTGAGTTACAGGCCACTGAATTCCCATGTAGTCCTGGACAAGGAAGTTCGCCCAAACATCTGACACCTCAGTGTCAGGGATTGGAAGAGTCCATGAAAGAACTGGAGCAACGCCCTGGTTGAGCCATGGGTGAACCATAAGATCAACAGCCTTGCCTGTTACTTCATTCTGTAGACCAGTTACAACAGAACCATAAGTAGTTCCGCCTTGACCTGGATCGTTGATTACCAAACGGTAGTTAGCAGTTGAGCCGCTCTTGATTGCATCAGAGAGTTGCTTACGATCGTTTCCGTTTAGAAGCACAACATCAGGATCAGCCTTTACAGACTCGTATAGGCCAGCGAATACATTCTGGAATTCAACGCCTGGGTTAGAGGTGCTGAATGCAGCGTTGATTGCGTTGTTGAAACCTGAGTTTGGTCCGAGAACTGTTGGAAGGATACCGTCATAACCTGTTGCATAAGCAGATGTGTCTGCGTTTGCGCGAGATGCTGCGGCTCCTGATGTGCTGAAAGCAAAGTTGTTTGCTGGAAGGTTTGTTGCACCTGCGCCTTGAATGACGACAGTTGTTCCACCCTTAACAGTTCCTACATACTTGCAGTTTGCAGTGCCTGTTGCTGTTCCAACATAAACATTGTAACCAAGTGCGCCAGTTGATCCTGTGAAGGATACTGAAAGCACATCGCCTGATGCAACAGTCTCTGACGCAACAGCAGAGACGATTGACTCGCCGAAGCCGTTCTGTGAGATACCAGCATCTGCTGTGATGTAAATGTAATAAGTGTTAGCAGCCAAGGCTGTCTGTGATCCTGTAGCAGCAGGAGATGATGCTGTTAGGCCTGTAGGAGCGGCAATCGCACCTGAGTAACCTGCAGCAGTTCCGCGTGCGAACAACATCATGCGCTCTTCCATCAACATTGTTGCATAAAGTGTTGATGTTGATGACAACTGACGAAGGTCCTGGTATCCAAGGCCTGAGAAGTTGGC